ATGCCACAGGCACGTAGTAAGATGCACCAGTTGGTATCTTACGCTCTGCTGTATTAGCAGAGATGATGTGTTGAGGTGGCAACCGCTGCATCTTAGCCAATGATGCAAAACTATTTCCAATCTCCTTGAAAGCGTCACGGTTATCAATCTCCCAAATAAAAGGTGTAGGTTCAACATCTACTTTCTCTCCTTTATCATCGGTAGGATTAACCAACTCAACAATACCCTGTACAACACGTACACGTTTGATCTGTTTAATCAAATCCTGCATCTTCTCAGGCAATGCCTTGAAGTCTTTGATGTAACCAGCAGGTTTACCACAGTTAAAGCCACCATCATTATCTTTCAGATCATATTCCATCTTGCTGTCATCTGTCATCAAACTCTTGATGAAACGATTAGGTGTCTTAGCATCACCCATAACGTAACGCTTGTACATGAAGCGTTGTAGGAATGGACGCATCTTAATACCAGAGGCATAGTAAGTCGGGCCATCTGGAATCTCTAGCTTGTATGCTCCACCCTCAATTACTTCTACGTTAACATTCTTGCCGTTAACTTCCGCAGTACCCATGATGGGTGAGTGGTGGATGCGTAACCTAGCCAACTGACTAGACTTAGACGATCCTGTAGTCTCGTTTGCAGTACCCATAGCCTTTGCCATAGCTGCATAGTTGTTAGTGTCGATTGTCATTAATTGTGTCATACATTTCTCCTTTGTTTTCTGCGAATGAGCCATAGTTATATCACGCCACGTCTTTAGTGTCAAGCCAATTCGGACCTATTTTTGACTCTAAAAGTAGAGGAACATTAAAATTTATGCCCCATCGTGTCGTTATCAGTTGAGGTAATTCCTCATTAGTGCTGTTTATGATATTGATTACCTGATCTTCTTCGTCAGGATGTACATCAATAACAATACTGTCGTGTACCGTATTCACTATGCAAGAATTTTTACCCTGCAAAAGATATTCTATGTGCAATAAACACAGCGGTACTATATCACCTGTAGCAAATCCCTGCACAGGATAATTCTTTATCTGTGTAAAGTGTGACACCCTGCCACTAGCACGTCTTTCAACATCAGGAAAGGCATACTCGCGTCCTGATGGTGCAACTATTTTAGATGTAGTCAAAGCCTCTTTAGCCAGTCGGGAATGCCAAGCTGCGACACCTTTGTACTTTTCTGTGAAGTGTTCGTAGTAGGCTGCTTCTGCTTTTGTTCTGCCATATCCCGTTGCGCCGTAGAGTGGAGCAAACGTATGCGCCTTTGCATCCTGCCTACTCGTAGGCTGACCAGCATCACTAATAACTTTAGCGGTGTATGCGTGTACATCAAATCCAGTAGAAACTTCTTCAATTGCAACCTCGTCTTGTGATAAGTAAGCAGCAGCACGAAACTCTAGCTGCGCAAAGTCAGCCTCAAGTATCTTGCCACCATCAAATCGTGACACAAATACTTTCTTAACAGGAAACGTGCCGCCACGTGGCATGTTCTGCATATTAGGATTAGCACCTGACAGTCTACCTGTAGCTGTACGATGCTGCAGTAAGCTAACGTGTAGCATACCATCTTCTTTAGTGTATGTCTTGATGCCATCGACAAACGATGACAGGTAGGTATCAATAGCAGACAGTCTTCGTACCTTATATAAGAAGTCAACTGCATCATCCATACCTTTAGACTTAGCACCAGCCTCAAGCAACTCAAGGTTGCCCTTGCTTGTGGTAAAGCCATTGGCACTAGCCCACTTAGCTGTAGGTGGCTTAAACTTAAAGCCAGCCTGAACATCAGTAGGATTAAATAAGAAGCCAGCGGTATCACAAGTAGGACACTTGCTAGGCTTTGCGAATGGATCACCATTCTTCTTGGTCTTGCGTATGTAACCACTACCGTTACACGTGGAACACTGGACTGCATTAGTCCTGTACAGTCTCTGTGTACGTGTAGCAACCATCTGTCTGAACTCATCATCAGGCATATAAGGATCAACCATAGATGCCCAATCGCTCTTATCAAGCACCTTACGACCATAAATAACCCAAGACAATTGCTCTGGGCTGTTAAGATTGATAGGTGTATCACCCATCACCTTACGTACATGAGCCTGTAAGTCCGTAGTAAGCTGTAGCTTTTCTGCTTCAAATTCCTCACGAACTTCCTCTAGCTTAGACAGATCAACTGCAAAGCCGCGCTGATATATCTTAGTCAGGCATTTAGCTACACGATTAGTCAATCGGACAGTAGATAACAAACCTGCATCTTTCTCTGTATTAAGACGATACCACAACTTATCAGCAAGCTGCTGCGTGGCGTGAAGGTCAGCAGATAGATACTCACACAACTCGTTGTATGGTATGTCTCGTGTGCTGTAGCCTTTCTTGAAGTACTCCTTCAAGGTATCCTGCTTCTTTGTGTCGCACTCGTAGCGTTCTGCACAAGCCTGTAGAGATAGTGGTTCTTTAACACCGCGCTGCAATACATACTCAGCAAGCATGGTATCAAACACTGCACCGTCATACTTAAACCCTGACTCCCATAGCCATAGCAAATCATATGCCACATTGTGACAGATCAATACAGTAGCTTGGTCAAGATACCACTGCACACGCTCGTGGTAGTCAGCTTGACTAGGTACATCAGCATGGTCAAAAGGGAAGTGATGCTCAACACCTTGATCTGTAAGTACACCAACCATAGTCAATGAGTTAGTAGGCTCAAATGGGTCTAGGTGCATCTTACCGTCACGATGCGTTACTGTATTCTCTACATCAAGTGTTAGTTTCATCGCTATCTCCTAAAATATATTTATTTATAAAGTGGTCAAGATCATCTTTGTGCTTATACCATTTTGTGTTGCGAACAGTTCGCCATTCATTGTGTAGTAAAGAAACTACAAACTTTCTATTTACTTCTACTAAACCAAAATTCTTTTGCCCAAAAAACTCAACATCCAAATCTCTTTCTAGTAGTTTTCTTAGCTTTAATAGTCTTTTAGCCTGTCTGTCATAACTATTACTGTATACATCTTTATTCCAAGATTTCTTACTTAACTCCTGTGCTTTTTCAATACAATCTTTAACATCCTCATCTAACTCATTCAGAGTATCTTTTGTGTACATCATCATACTGTATACCTCGCTGTTTGATATTCCAATTGACAGTGTATACTACCATGCCATCCTGTCAACTTATTTTTTACTACATTGAGATGACGTTCAGTATCTTCTTCGTCTTGCCCCTGCACTGGTGGGTTCTTAGCAATCAATAACATAAGATCAGCTTCAGCAGCCTTACCTGTACGAGAGCCTTCCATCATAGACTGGTTCAGTACAACCTTACCCTCTGCCTCTGCAGATAGCTGCGACATGTAAAAGACAGCACACTCATGCTGCTTGGCAATCATACGAGCATGGACTGCATTAGCTTTGAGTGCCTCATCTGGACGAGCAAAGCCACCAGTCTTAGCAAACTTATCACCCATGTCTAGCAAAACAATGTCGGGCTTGTATGCCTTACATACACTTTCAACCCAATTCATGTCACGACCAGTTGCATCCTTAATCTTGATACGTTCCTTCACAGGTGCATACAAGTCACGTGCCTTACTTGGATTAGCCTTTACCTCTTGCATAGTCATGCCTGTGGCTGCAGTCAAGTATCTCGCACCGACACGGTGATAGCCTTCCTCATTACATAAGATAATACAGTTAGCACCCTGATGGGCAAAGCCGCCCGGCGATGCAATCAGACTGGCATGAAAGGATGTCTTGCCAGTATTAGGCCGCGCACCAATCTCAATCAAGTGACCAGCATTAACACCCTCAACCTTACGAACCAAGCTAGGTATATTGAATGTCCATCGTGCCTCAAGGTCATTACGAGCAAGCAATGTCTCTAACTCTATATCATCCCATTCAATGTTTAGGTTAGGCGTGAAGTCATCACCATACTGCTCAAGCATTTGACGTAATGGCTCAAGACTAGACTTGTCACCATTTACATAATCAAAACCTAAGTTAGCAATGTCTTCACCAATAACCTGTTGAAATAGTTTTGACAATACCTCTTGTGCTATGTCTCCACCCATCGGCTGCTCACGCTTGATCTGACCAAAGAGGCTAGTGTAGGATGCCTTCTGTGCCGTAGTAAGCGTTGGATTGTTAGCCATGAACAAAGCCTCAATCTCATCTGGCGTAACAGTACGCTCGTATCTGTCCATAGCTGCATCAATAGCTTGCTTGATCTTGCGTACATCAGTGCTAAACAATCTGTCAGGGCAGCGAGAGCCACGATGATCCTCGTAAAACTCTTTGTCCATTAAACTTCTAATCAGTGATAATTCCATTTACATTCTCCATATCTGTCGGGTTACGATATTTCAAGTCATCTATTAAACGTAGTACACGAACATCGTTCACGTGTCCACGTAATTCTTTTGCCATAGCTAGTGTCTTAGGTAAAGCATCGGGGTCTAATGCTATGACTGCTGTTGAGAACTGTGCAAGATACCTTTTATGCGATTCCTGCAATGATGTGCCAAGAAGCGCAACCCCGACAAAGTTACCGTAACCAACAACGGCTGCACTTACACAGTCCTCAACAACTATTGCGACTTTACCACACCCAGCGGTATAAGGCAAGCCACTTTTTCCATATCTTTTCCATTTAGGTAGTCTGTGTTTAGATAATGATCTACCTGTAGCATCTACAATCTTTCCATCATGCATGACAGGAAACACCACACGGCTTTCCTTCACATCATACAATAAACCCAACTTGTCTACATCAATATCCCAAGTAGAACACCATCTATGCATAGCTAGATTGTCGCGATTGTGTACAATGTATGTAGGTAATTCAAAAGTATCAATTGCAAACTCCTTACTGCCAGCAAAGCCAGCCTTTATATCTTCCACAGACAGATGCACACGTGTGCTACCTGATACGCCACAAGATACTTTGTAACAATTCCATACAAGACTACCCAAATTATTGGTAGCTGTAAATGTTTTATATCCCTTACAGTTAGGACAGTTCATTCTTTTAGTCTCACCATTACTAAGACCTAAATCACTTACTATGTTATATATATTATTCATGTAATATCACTTTCCTTTGCGGCAGTTGAATGCTTATATCACGACT